GTAGAGGATAAGGTAGAAGGGATTTCGGATGAAGAAGCGGAGCAAATAGAAGATGATAGTGCTGGTATATTGAAACCGAAGAAAGACCCGAATATAATTCAAAAACCATTATTACCATTACTTGCTAGAGTGCTTTCGCCACTATTGTTGAAACAAATTTTAGAGATAATGGAAAGAAGCATAGATGTTTTGGAGAAAGGACATTTTCCTATGACAGCGGGGAAAGGACTTGGTATAGATGTTGGAAGTGACATAGAAAGCCCTAGAGGGCCAACGAAACTAACCAACGAAGCAACATTACCTGATTGGGATTTTAAAGTAAGACCCGGACAAGACCCGGAAAAAGAAGAAGATTATCCGAAGAAGAAGAAAGTAAAGAATTGAATTTGAATATATCTATTTTGTTTATTAGAGTTGTAAAATTGTAGTTATCTAACGCTTCATTGATATAGTATTGCAGAAAATTAGGTAATTAGTGTGTTATCTACCGAGAGCCTGTATACCGACGATACCATCGTCTTACTCAAAGCGGGTAACGACCTTATTGTTGCCGGGTATGCAAGCGTAGAATTAGTAGACAAACAAGGAGATTTAATTACTAAGGATGCATTACAAGATGGATTCAAAAAGTTTATGGAAGTTCCAAAATACAGAAATGTCCAATTAGCACACTCAAATATACAAGTCGGAGAAGTAATTCCTAATTATACAGACAGCGAAGGGAGGGTTTGGAAAAGCGAAGTTGATGAAGTCGGGATGTTTGTAGTAATCAGACTCCGCGATGATATTGAAAAAGCAAAAGAAGTTGCCGCAGAAATACGGAAAGGCAAACTAAGAGGCTTCAGTATCGGTGGACAGGCATTCAAGCGAGTAAGAAAAAGCGACCCGAAACACGGCAACTATCAAGAAATTAGCAAATTAGAACTCCACGAAGTAACAATATGTGAAAAAGGAATAAACCCGGAAGCAACATTTAGAATACTAAAAGAAGATACTGAAATTAATAATGAGGTAAACAATATGACAGAAACAGAAAACGATGATATGACAAAACAGTTGGGAGATGTTCTCGCTCGTCTTGAAGGCCGCCTTGATGATATGGAGAAGGGTTTACCCCCTGCACTCAAGGAAGCCATAGAGGACAAGAAGAATAATTCCAAAGATAAGGACAAAGGCGATGATGAGAAGAAGGCATCAGATGACAAGGATGACAAGGACAAGGACAAGGATGACAAGGAAAAGTCCGAGTTCTCAGATGTTATTACATCTGATTATCTAGATTGGATGGAGCACACACTCAAGTCAGGAGGCATAGACATTGATGGTGCACGCGACCATTTCGACAAGCATAATCTCGGCTCAGACTTGAAAGACGATGGTGCTGAGAGATTTGCCGCACAGGTCAAGGGTCGAGCACAAGAAGATGGTAAGCCATCTACCAACGCTATCGCACGCACTACAGGTAAGGGTAGTAGCGAGAAGGTAGAGAAGGGCGACTTCCTAAACGCATCCACAGTAAGTGATACGGACATTGAAGCCGCATACGAGGTCTACAAGGCTGCCGCACTTGAGCAGGAGTTCAGGGGTAGCCTTCAGAATCAATTCTCAACACGATATGATAGTGAGCGAAAAAATGAAATCGGAAAGGCACAAGCCGCCGCTTTCGATGCTCGCGGCCCTCTAGATGAGGTAATGAAGGCCATTGGCAACCTTTCTGACCGCCTAGATAAGTTCGCTACAGGCGAAACTACTGAGGAAGGCATTACTATCGCAAAGAGTGAGAGTGCAACATTTGAAATTCCATCAACTCACGACATGGGAAAAATGTCTTGGGATGAGGTTCATGTTCTAGCAGATAGAGCATTCAAAGGAGAGTGAATAATATGGCAAGAGATTATGTAAGGACAATAACAGACATGGAAAGATACTACTACGGTGCAGGTAACGCAATGGGTTACTCATACACCGGAAGTGAACTACTGAAGGCCGATGCACCAATGCTATCTACATCAGCAGGAACATACCAAGCAATCTACGGGCGCAAGGTATGGTCGCAACTGAACCAAGAATTCAACGCTTTCAGCATACTACCGAAGAAGCCGTGGGACAGGTCAGGATGGCGTGTAATTACTGCCAAGCCTAATTCGGGCGCACTACATGGTGGAGTTGCTGAGAATGCAACCCTACCCGAAACTGTGAAGCCTACCTTCCAGCACATTGGTGCAAAGCCGAAGACAATCGCGCACACATTCGATATGTCGGAAACCGCGATTTTCCTAGCAGACCGTGATGACGGACTTGGTGATATTCGCGCTGTTCTCAAGGAAGAAATGGGTAAGCATCACGCCGAGATGGTGAATAAGATGCTTCTAACCGATGTAGATTCGGGTGCAGGTAACAACTTTGAGTCGCTAGACCGAGTTACTGTCGCAGACGGAACAACTTCCGGTCTTACCGGACTAAGAACATCGGGCGGAACAACTCATGTGGACACCGCTTCAGACCTAGACATTTACTCGATTGACAGGTCAGCAAACTCATGGAGTCACGCCGAGATGGACTGTGGAGTGGATTCAGCAGATGGAAACCGCCGAACCTTCAGTCTAGACCATCTAGATACGCTGTTCCAGCGCATTTGGGAGCGCGGTGGAAACCCGAAGGTCATTCTAACAGGATATGATACGCTAATGAGGCTACAGCAACTACTACAGTCACAACAGCGATTCATGGAAGAAAAGAGAGTTGCTCCAACCTACAACGGTGTAAAGGGTGTGCCCGGTATCGAGGCCGGATTCATCGTGGCAACTTACAACGGTGTCCCGATTATTCCAACAAAGGATATGCCTGATGATGGTGGAATCAGCAGACTCTACTTCTTAGATACTGATTATCTATACTTCAGCACAGCAATACCAACGCAATACTTTGAGTCGGGAATTGAAACAGGCGACCCATTCGCAATTAACAGACTAGGCCAAGAGGGGCTATACCGCACTATGGGCGAGATATGGACTACTTTCTTTGGTGCTCAGGGGAGTATCAGGGACTTAGTTTGAGGTAATTGGAGAAAAAAGGTAAGAGGTGAAAAATTATGGCTACAGAAATAACAGCAACAGCGGCAGGAAGTGCCGCAGCAACAGTATTGGGTGCATGGGAACTCCGAGCGGGTTCACAAGACACCGACGAATGGCTTGACGGTGCAGCAGATGTGTCGTATCCGGGCGGAGGGCCGGGAACTTTCCAAGCATCTAACACAGATGGTGCTTCGGGATATGACCCTGCTCCAAAGATGGCTCTACTAGAGGTAACTACAGCAAGCGGCACAGCCGCAGTAACACTAGCCGGTGGAATCTCATCGGTTCTAATGGTAATGTCCTCTCAGCAAGACGGAACAGCCGCCGCTAACAAGGTGGCTACGAGCGGTCTTGTAATAACGGTCACAGGTGCAACAGCACAGAAGCACAATGTATTGGTAATGTATAACTGAAGGTGAAGAAATTTGCCTCAGATACGCTTCAATGGGCCGTCATTCTACGGAAGATGCGCTGACCCTACAGCCGCCGATTTTACAAGAGGCGAAGTGAGGGCTGTATCTCAAGATTGGATTAATCAATGGCGTAGAACAATAGGCGCACCTAAATTTTCCATACTTGGAGATGCCGGAAATACCACAGATGCGGGTAATGACGGAATTCCTGATTCGGGTTGGACAAGAAAAGATATTCTTGCTTGGTTGGCCGAGAATGGCGTAACACCAGCAGGTGCATATGTAACAAAGAGTGGGCTTTTGACACTAGTAAACGGAGTTCTAAACCCCATAGTGGAAGAAGTTCTAAACACAACAGAAACAACAGAAGTAGAAATAACAGGAGAGTGATGATTTATGGCAATTAGTTTTGATAACAGACCAACAGTATTTGGAAATTTAATGGTAATTACAGGCACATTTGCTAATAATGACACTTCCGTAGACCTATCAGGCTATCTAGCAGACATTGTTTCATTCACAGCAATGGAGAATGACACATCTGCTAGAGCAGTAGTAGTGTCCTATGATGGGACAACTGCTTACTTTACAGAAGCAGGAACAGGTGGCGGAAGGTTCATGGCTATGGGACACCGCAATTGAGGCGGTGAACAAGTATGGCGAGAGCAGTAACAGTCATTGGCCCTTTTAGTCCGAGAGAATTTTCTGATTTATCCACGCTAAATACCACTTTAGCGAGTAGCATACCTTCAGGCACTCTTGAGGGTGCTGAACCTATCACGGTTTTGGGTAATATATTTGTTTTGGTGACTACTTCAGCATGATGGTGAGGAAAGGTGTATGACCGGATTTCAAATACATAATCTCGATATAGACGACATAGAGAGAGCGCAAAAGCAAAACATTAGGGCTGAAGAACATTATCAGGCCAATGTGGTTGTTGATGAGAGAAACCCCTTGAAGGGTGTAGTAACTAAGCAAAGAGCAAATGCTCAGAAAGCATCTGATGTTCTAAACATCAAATCGGGCACTAGATGTGTCCATTGTGGTATATTACATTTTTTGTGGAAAGAAAATTGCGGTGCTTGTAAAAAACCAATGGATTTTAATTTAGGGGTGAAAGAATGACTTTCGATAATGCTTGGAGTTTTCTTAAGGCCAAACAATATGTTGAACACCGTGAATCCGGTTTTTCGGGGTCTTT